ATACAAAAGATTGGTCCTGTTAAAGATCAAGGGATGTATGAAGCAGCTAAGTCATTTACACTTAGTGTAAGTAAAAACGCTGTGAAAGTTTCCCATGAACAAGAACCCCAAAAGGAAAAACGCGAAACAGCGTTTTAGTTTTGGAAGGGGGCCAGCACTAAGACAGCACTTTTAGTGTTGGCTCTTCTTGCAATAAGAAGAAGAATGAAATGAAAATAGCTAAAATATTTAAAGGCAACGAACACGCCTATGGTACCTACTATGAGGTAGGTAGAGAAAGAGATGATAAAGGGAAGATATCAACTAAGAATGTAACCTTACCTCTACCTGAAGGTGAACTACTTTCAGAAAATACTAAACTGTGGAGTGATCATTTAAATGGTACAAAAAGTCTTGGGGTAATACCAATAAATAAAGAGAATTTATGTGGTTGGGGCTGTATTGATATAGATTTTTATAAAGAATTTAACCACAAGAAACTTTTAAAAGATATAGACGATGCTGGTTTTCCATTAATTGTATGTAAATCAAAAAGCGGTGGAGCTCATGGCTATGTTTTTTTAAAAAACTTTGTTAATGCAAGTGAACTAATAGAAAAACTAGGTAATATTGCAGCTTTTCTTGGGTACAAAGAAGCAGAAATTTTTCCAAAACAAGCACAAATAGAACAAGGAGGATACGGCAACTATGTCAACATGCCTTATTTTAATGCGGAAAACACAAAACGTTGCGCATTAAAACTTGTAAACGGTGAAGTTAAAGAACTAACTCTTGAAGAATTTTACGAGTACCACAAAGAGAAAATAGTTGATTATCCATTAAGCGAACTTAAAACCGGCACAGATAATATTTGGCCTGACGGACCACCTTGTAATAACTGTATAGCAGTTAAAAAATGTAAAGCAGGCGGTAGAAATAACTTTATGTTTAACGTTGGAGTTTATTTAAGAAAAAAAGCAGAGGAACTGCAGGTGGAAGGAGAAGAAGAAATTGATTGGTTTGAAGATTTAAAAAACGCAAATAAAAACTATTGTGAAAAACCGTTAGGAAATAAAGAAATTACAGACATATATGCCTCTGTTAATGGAGCAAAAAAAGAAAATGAAGGCGAGAAAAAAGAAGAGACAGAAAGTAAGTTGTATCAGTACATGTGTAAAGCACAGCCAATGAAACAACACTGTCTTAGAGCTGAATGTATTAAAAGGCGTTTTGGTGTAGGAAGAACAAAAGATGACACTAATAAAGCATACGAAATAATACAAATACATAAACTAGAAGACGACCCTGTGAGATACTATGTAACTTTTGCAAACGGTAAAACAATGTCGGCAAATGAAGATCAAATGACAGACCAAAAACAATGGAGAAAAAAAGTTTTTAGGTCACTTGATTATAAACCTAAGTTTGTAAAAGATGACATATTTACAGATAGATTAAATATGATGATGCGGGACCATCTAAGTTATATAGAACATCCTGGTAATACAAAAATAGACAGAATAAGAGAGGCGTTAGGTTTACTTTTTAGCGCAGAAGCGGAAGAAAATGACACAGGAATACAGTTTGGGGGCCTTTGGCACGATAAAGAAAACGGTTTAATTTATTTTAAAACAGAAAGGGTGTTTAAACATTTAGTTACACTTAAATTGTTAAAAGACACCCACGCCGAGCAAACAGAGTTTATTGATATAATAAAAAGAAAAACCGTAGACGAAAAAGGCAATGTTCTAAGGGTTCCTGGTTTTTCGGCAGAGCATAAAAAAATTAGAGTTGGCGACAACAATAAACAGTATTGGACATATGTAATAAAAGACTCAGAATTTGACTTAGAAGAAGAAGGCTTAAAACCTAAAGAGCAGACAAGAAAAACAGCGTTATGAAAAGAAAGCTTTTTGGACCGCCTGGAACAGGGAAAACAACTATTTTAGTTAGGTTTGTTGTAAAGTTAATGACAAGAGAAAAAGACCCTATCGCACCTGAATCAATTTGTTTTATAACACATACAAATAAAGGTAAAAGAGAGATCTGGCAAAAAATGTCTGAGCGCTATGAAAAAATTACCGGCAGACATTTGAGTATTGACCAAGATACACCAGGTTTTGAGAGTTTTAGAACTATTCACGGTTTATGTTCTTATAGTATAAAAAATTCCGGTGATTTTAAGATGGCAACACAAAAAGATTTTAAAAAATGGTATAACGCAGGTAATGGTCCAGATTACTTCATAAAAACCTTTGGTGATTCATATAAAGAAAACGAAATAATTAAGTTCTATAGCTACATGAGAAGTAGACAAATGGACTTTGATCAAGCATTTTTAGTAAGTACAGAAAGAACACTAAACAAAGAAGCTTACAGAAGAAAAGAAGTATTTAAACATTATTTAGAAAGTTGGATTGGGTACAAGTTGAAAAACAATTTATATGAATTCATAGACCAACTTCTTAAAGGTAAAGAAAAAAATGATTTTAATGATTATAGAGTTTTAGTTATAGATGAAGCACAAGACAGTTCAAAATTACAGTGGGAAATAGCGGATCTTATTAGAGAGAGGCATAGTTTAGATTATCAAATTTTTGCCGGAGATGATGATCAAGCAATATTTAATTTTTCAGGAGGAGACGAGCAGGAATTTTTAAATCGTTATGGAAATGAGTTTAAACCTAAAATATTAAGAACATCCTATAGACTCTCTCAAGAGAATATTGAACTAGCTAACGTTGTTAGCCGTAAATACATTAAAAGACGTCAGGACAAAAAATATTTTGCCAGGAGCCGGAGAGAAAAAAGTGATCCGCCAGTAAGAACAGATAACATAGATAGAATTCCTTTAGACGAAGGGAATTGGACAATACAATGTGCTGTTAAAAGAATTTTAACAAATGACATCGCGCCTGAGATACAAAAGAAAGGTTTATGGTATAAAAAACACGAGCTTGTGGGAGGAAGTAATGAGTTACTAGAGAACTATCATGTGAGCGCTGAGTTACTTAGAGCTGTACGATTTTATTTAAAAATGCAAAAAGGAAAGAAAGTTGGTTTCGATGAACTAAGTAGCTATAGGGGTCTTACAGGGAAATCTATACTTGAAAGCAACCCTCTTTTTAGTAAAAAAAGTGTCAGCGAACTAGACACTAAAAAAGATCAGATAGCTAATAATAAGCAGTATGATAAAGATTTTATAGTAAAAAAATTTGGTTTAAACTTTAATCAACCTTTAATAGATCATTTTGATACACATCTCTCAGAAGCAAAAAGTAAAAGTTTAAAATGGAGAACGGAATACGATCCTACAAAAACACTCCTTGATTGTAGAGACTACATAGAGCGTTGTTTAAAAAACAACCAAGATTTGCTATCTGAACCTAAAATAAAACTTTCTACTATCCACGCAATGAAGGGTGGGGAAGATGACAACATTGTAGTAATAGAAGATATGGGAACAGCGTTTTTTAATCAATACGAAAAAGGTACACCACAAAATAAAGACGAAGTTACTAGAATGTTTTATACGGGAATAACTAGGGTTAAAGAAAAACTGTTTATTTTGTCGCTAGGTACGGGGAAAGCTTTCCCATTTAGAGAAATTTTTAATGAGTTGTATAATAAGAAAGGATAGAGTAATATGAAAAAAAGAATGAAAAAATTTGATTCGGTTAATTTTCCGTCTCACTATAATCAGGGAGACATACAATGTATTGATGCTATCAAGTCGTGTCAAGGTTATGGCTTCAGATATTATTTACAAGGATCGGCGTTAAAATATATTTGGCGCCATGAGTATAAGAAAAAACCAATCGAGGATTTAGATAAAGCTATTTGGTTTTTAAATAAACTAAAAGAACAATATGAGTAATCAAAATAAAGAAGAGTGGGTAAGTGAAGATCCGTCTGAAGAACGATTAAAAGAAATACTTAGCTCAAAAGTAATAGCTATTGACCTAGAAACAAAGGATACGGGTTTAATGGAAAAAGGTCCTGGTTGGGCAACAAACGATGGTTATGTTACCGGGGTGGCTATATCAACAGATACTTTTAAAAAATATTATCCTTTAAATCACGCTATTGACGAACAAACCGGTGGTGGCAACCTTGAAAATAAAGAACAAGTAATTGCTTGGTTGAAACGAGTAGCGGAATCCTCTAACGACAAAGTGTTTCACAACGCTTCTTATGACGTTGGGTGGCTTCGCACGTTGGGTATAAATGTAAAAGGAAAAATACATGATACCATGGTTTCTTCGGCTTTAATTGATGAAAATAGATTATCTTTTTCTTTAGACGCCTGCGCTAAAGCTATTGGAGAAAAAGGTAAAAACGACGCAGACCTTTGGAAATTTGTTAAAAGCGACGGTACCATGAACAAGGGAATAAAAGATCCTAAAAAAGATATGTATAGAATCCCTGCTAAATATGTAGCGATTTATGCAGAAACTGACACCGAGCTTACTTATAAACTGCACATGCATAACTTAAAAGAGATTGAAAAACAAGAACTTAGTGAAATATACGATATTGAAACAAGACTGATACCCTGCCTTGTTGATATGCGCGCTAAAGGAGTCAGGGTTGATTTAGAAGGCGCGGAAAAAGCAAAACATTTTTTAATAGAAGAAGAAAAGAAACTTTTAATGAGTATTAAAAAAGAAGCTGGAATGCATGTTGAAATATGGGCAGCCGCATCAATTGCAAAAGCTTTTGACAAATTAAAAATTGAATATCCTAGAACAGCTAAAACAAAGGCGCCAAGTTTTACAAAACAATTTTTAACAAGAAATGAACACCCTCTTTCAAAACTTATTGTTGAAGCGAGAGAGTTTAGTAAAACAAGTTCAACTTTTATAGACGGGATTTTAAACTACGAACACGAGGGAAGAATACACGCTGAAATACATCAAATGAAAAGTGGAGAGGACGCTGAATCAGGCACAGTAACTGGTAGATTTAGTTACGCAAATCCAAACTTACAGCAAATTCCAGCACGAAACCCTGCGTTAAAAAATTTAGTTAGAAGTTTATTTATACCTGATGAAGGTAAAAAGTGGGGAATGTTTGATTACTCACAGCAGGAACCAAGACTTGTTGTTCATTTTGCTGAGCTTCAAAATAGAATGGGTGGAACTAGTTACACAAGCCCTCGAAGAGAGTATGATACACAAGCTTTTATAAGAGGTTACAGCACAGGAGATGCTGACTTTCATGAAATGGTGGCTGAGATTGCAGACGTAGAAAGAAAAACTGCTAAGACAATAAATTTAGGTTTGTTTTATGGAATGGGTAAAAAGAAATTAGCGGAACAGCTTAATTTAGATTTTACCGAAGCCTCTGCTATAATTAATGAGTATAATCAAAAAGTTCCTTTCATAAAAGATCTGTCTAATGAAGCTATGGAAGTAATGGAGGAAAGAGATTATGTAAAAACCGTTTTAGGAAGAAGATGCAGATCTTTTGGCTTTGTGCCGAAAGTTTGGGGTCGTAAAGGAGAAGACGGAGAAAGTTTTTGGAAGACCGAAGAAGAGGCACAAAAGAACTGTCCTGATTATAATGGAGATAAAACATATAAAAAAGCGTA